AACGATGATATAACCTTATGATGGGTGCAACGGACACCACCACATACCACCCGTTGCATCCTTTATAAGGATTTATATTATGTTTTTTGGCGGAACTTCGTTTGCTTCAGCGCCTTTTGCAGATCCTGGATTTAATCCAAATGCACTGGCCATTGTTACAGGAATAAGACTCAATGAATCAACAGGTTCTGTTGGTATTGTTGGTGACGCTTTAGTATTACCTACAGGAAAAAGAATCAATGTAGCAATCGGTAATGTTCAGGTAGCTGACGTTATTGGTGTATCGGGTATTGCAACTGCATTATCTACAGGTCTAGTTACAGTTACAGCAGGAGCTGGAATTGATGTAACAGGAAGTCAAGCAAACTTTACAACAGGTACAGTTAATGTAGCAGATGTAGTTGGAGTTACAGGTAATAGAGTTAATTTAACTACTGGTGATGTTACAACTACAGCAGGTGCAAATATATCCCCTACAGGATCACAAGTTAATTTAACTACAGGTTCTGTTGCATTTAAATTTATATATTCAGTTACTGGATCAGGAGTTAATTTATCTACAGGTACAGTTACTACAGTTGCTAAAGCAAATGTATTACCAACAGGATCACAGGTTAATACCGATACAGGTGATGTAACCATTGTAGCAAAAGCAAATGTTTCTGTTACAGGAAATAAAGTAGATATTGAAATAGGTAATGTAACTACCAAAGCAAATGCAACAGCTATTGTTACAACAAATAGACAAAATTTATCAACTGGAACTGTAACCATTACAGCAGCAGCTTCTACATTAGTTAGTGGAGAAGCTTTTGAAATTGGTACATCAAATATTAACGTTAAACAATGGAATGGTATTGTACCAGGCGCAACACAAACCTGGGTTCCAGTTCAAACAAGTAGAGGATCATAATGTTATTTGGAGCGACACCTTTTGCAAATTCACCTTTCGCTGATCCAGGTGGAGTAAGTATTTTTGTAACTGTTAGTGGTCAAAGACTTAATTTTGCTATAGGTAATGTACAAATCATAGGTAAATCTGTTGTTTTACCTACAGGACAAAGAGTTGATTTAGCAACAGGTAATGTACAAGTAGTAATAGGTCAAACTGTTCTTGTAACTGGAGAAGAATTAGCACTTGCAACAGACCTAGTAGATGTGATAAACTGGAACCCAATAATTCCAGGTGCAACTGGTGTATGGATACCAATTGATCCAGAAAACCCATAGGAGAATAAATGGCATCAAGTACGTCAAATGATTTAAAACTAGAACTCATAACCACAGGTGAAAAATCCGGTACATGGGGAACTATTACTAATACCAATTTACAAATTTTAGAACAAGCAGCATCTGGTTATTTAGCTTTAGATGTAGCAGCGTCCGACGTTGCGCTATCCCTTGCTAATTATGCAACTTCAAATGGTAAGAATCTATATTACAAGTTAACAGGAACGTTGATCGCGAATCGAACGGTTACTATGCCAGACTCTGCTGAAAGAGTTTTTATTGTAGAAGATGCAACAAACAGATCAGCTTCTAATTATACTTTAACAGTTAAAACAGTTTCAGGAACAGGATTAACTTTACCTATTGGTTCAACTACAGTTTTATATTCTGATGGAACTAACATTACAGGCAAATTACAAACTAAAGGATATTACACTCCTTCTGCAACTTACACTACAGTTAATGGTGATCAAGTTTTAGTAGATACATCTGGAGGTGGAATTGGTGCACCTGTTACAATTAATCTACCGGCATCGCCATCAATTGGAGATGAAGTACATTTTATAGATTCAGGTGCAAACCTTGCATCTAACAATTTAACAATTGGTAGAAATGGTTCTAATATTTTAGGATCTGCTTCTGATTTAGTTGTTTCAACAAATACAGCAGCATTCACATTAGTTTATGTTAATGCAACAAGAGGCTGGGTTTATAAAGATAATATATAGGAGCTGAAAAATGGCTCTCATTGATTTCAAAGTATTACCTGGAATAGACAAACAGGACACAGCAGCAGGCGCGGAACAACGTTGGGTTGATTGTGATAATGTTCGTTTTAGATATAACTTACCAGAAAAAGTTGGTGGTTGGGCGTCATTAGTTACAGATACTATTGTAGGTGTTGCAAGAAGAGAATTTGCTTTTGTTGATTTAGATGGAAATAGATATGTTGCAATAGGTACAGATAAATTTTTACTTATTTATTTTGAAGGTCAGTTGTATGATATTACACCTTTAAAAACTACTTTAACTTCAGCAACAATTGCAACAACAGATGCTTCAGCAATTTGTGATGTTACCACAGGAACCAATCATAATTTATCAGTAGGTGATATTGTATTATTAGATAATGTTACTTTACCAGGTGGAACTGGATATACTGATGCAGACTTTGAAGATAAATTATTTCAAGTAACCGGCATTACTTCAGCAACAGTATTTACAATTACACAATCTACAAATGCAACTGCAACAGTTGCAACAGGTGGTAGTATAGATGTTAAACCTTATGAACCCGTGGGTCCTGCAGCACAATCTTATGGTTATGGTTGGGGTACAGATACATGGGGATCAGGAGCGTGGGGAGAAGCTTCTCCTGCATCTGATGTATCACTAGAACCTGGTCTATGGTCTTTAAGTAATTTTGGAGAAGTATTAGTTGCAACGATTGCTAATGGAAAAACATTTACATGGAATTCTGGAGATGCAGCAAGATTAACAACAAGAGCTTCTACAACTACATCTGGATTTGTAACTACAAGTAACCCAACAGCATCAAGAATAACTTTAGTTTCACCTACAACTAGACACTTAATTCATTTAGGAACTGAAACTGTTATAGGAGATACAACAACACAAGATGATATGTTTATAAGATTTTCAGACCAAGAAAATATAAATGAATATATACCTACTGCAGTAAACACTTCTGGAACACAAAGACTACAGGATGGTACTAAAATTATAGGTGCTTTAAAAGCAAAAGAAACAATTCTAGTTTGGACTGATAACGCTTTATATACTATGAAATTTGTAGGTGCTCCATTTACATTTGGTTTTGAACAGGTAGGTACTAACTGTGGATTGATTGGTAAAAATGCAGCTATTGAAATAGATGGTATGGCATTTTGGATGTCATCAAATGGTTTCTTTATGTTTGATGGTACAGTTAAATCAATGCCTTGTTCTGTTGAGGATTATGTTTATGATCAAGCAGACACTACAAAAGGACAACAAGTATATGCTGGAATTAATAATCTATTTACAGAAGTTGTTTGGTATTATCCAACACAAGGATCTGAATATAATGATCAATATGTTATATTTAATTATGGTGAAAAAATGGAAAATGGTGTTTGGTATATAGGAACAGAAGCTAGAACAACTTGGATTGATGCAACTATTTATCCTAAACCCATAGCAACAAAATTTAATAGTTCAAACACTGGAACTTTTCCTGTCATTATTGGTCAATCAGGTTTAGGTCAAACTGTGTTGTTTGAACATGAAGTAGGCACCGATCAAGTAAATCCTGATGGTAGTACAACAACAGTTACATCTTTTGTAAAATCATATGATTTTGATATACAAGCACAAGGAACTATGGGAGAAGTATTTTTAGCAGTTAGAAGATTTATACCTGACTTTAAAGATTTACAAGGTAATTGCAAAGTAACTTTAGCTGTTAAACGATATCCACAACAATCTGAAACAGTAAGTACTTTAAGTCCTTTTACTATTAATGCAAATACAGATAAAAAAGATACTAGAGCTCGAGGAAGATATGTTAACATAAAAATAGAAAATGAAGATATATCTGAAACTTGGAGGTTTGGTACATTCTTATTAGATGTTCAACCTGACGGGAGAAGATAATGGCAAAGATTAATGTAAGATTACCAGAACCAAAAGAAAAATATGATATATCTAACCAAAAACAAATTAATAGAGCAATTACTTTAATTGTTGAACAATTAAATTCTACATACTTACAAGATTTAAAAGAAGACAGTGAACGATATGCATGGTTTAAAGGTGGTAATAGTGGAGGTGATTGTTAG